AAATGGTTGATAGAGTAACAATTGATATGCCAACGTTAAGAAATATTGCAAGGCAGAGAATTAGGTCAGAGCGTATTGAAAAGCTTTTAGCATTAGATGTTGAGTTTCAAAGAGCTTTAGAGAGCGCAGATACTACAGCGCAAACGGCTATTGCCACAAAAAAACAAGCCCTACGTGATGCACCGACGGCTGCTGATATCGAAGATATTAATACAATCGAAGATGCAATTTATTATGTACCTGCATCATTTGAAGAATAGATATTATATAAATAATACTATTACTGGGTAGAAAACAATGGCAATATATTCGAATTTAAATATCGACCAAGGTACATCGTTTAACGTTCAGGTAACGTTAGAAGGCGGTGACGGCGGTTCATTCGATCTGACTGGATACAATGTGTCTGCACAAATTAGAAGAACATATGCTTCACTAACTTCAGTGAGCTTTGTTGCTTCTATTGAAAGTGCTACTTCGGGAATAATTTCTTTGTCTTTGAGTAGTACTACTACTAATGCTATGAAAGCTGGTAGGTACGTATACGACGTTGAGGTTGTATCACCTGGAGGTACAGTAAGTAGAGTATTAGAAGGTCAAGTTGAAATCTTTGCTGGAGTGACTAGATAGCATGGCAAACATTAAAGCAAAAATTAGCACTAATACCAATAGGGTTATTGCTAAAACCGTATCAGTTGCATCTGGTACAATTAATTTAGGAGATCTCGGCGATATAGATGCGAGTGCAAAATCTGATGGCGCAATGATTATCTATAATTCAACGACAGGTAAATACGAAGTAAAAACAGAAATTCAGAATCAGAATCTGAACATAATTGGAGGCACATATTAAATGGCTAACCTAACAAGAATTAAAATTTTAACGACTGGGGTTACTACCACCGCCCCATCTAACTTGAAGACAGGTGAGCTAGCATATTCATATGTTGCCGGAACTCAAGCTAATAACGGTGATAGACTTTACATTGGAACAGGTACAGAAACAGAAGGTGTTGCCGCATCGGTTGATTTAATCGGTGGTAAATATTTTGTTGAATTACTGGATCACGTACATGGTACAGCAACTGCAGGTTCTGCGGTTATCTTGGATTCAAACAAGCATCTAACAGATATTGCAATTGGTAGCTTACAGCTTGGTTCTTCTGGTGGTAGCGGACAAGCGGTAACAAGCATTTCCACTTCAACATCTTTGGCTGGCGCTTCTGATTCTCAATTAGTTACAGCACTTGCCGCTAAGACATATATCGATGGACAACTTACTGCACAAGATTTAGATATTGCAGGCGACAGCGGCTCTGGCTCGGTAGACCTTGACTCACAATCTATTACTATATCAGGTGATACTGGTATTACTACTTCAGCATCAGGACAAACAATTACAGTTGACCTTGATGATACTGCAGTAACTCCTGGTTCATACGGTTCAGCGACTGCAATTCCCACATTCACTGTAGACCAACAAGGTCGTTTGACTGCGGCTGGAAGCGTAGCAATTTCATCTAACTTTACAATTTCAGATGGTAGTACCACTGACGTATTTAATAACGGCGAAACATTAGTATTTGCCGGCACCGCAAATGAAATTACTACTGCGGTAACTAACAATACAGTCACAATCGGATTGCCTGATGATGTTGAGATTGCGGGTACACTAGATGTTACTGGTAACGTTGAGATTGATGGTAACCTTACTGTTAACGGTACTCAAACAATACTCAACTCAACTGTTGTAGCCGTTGATGACCCAATCTTTATGGTTGGTGGTGACACAGCCCCATCATCTGATGACAACCTAGACCGTGGTATTGAATTCAGATGGTTTGGTAGTGATGCTAACATCGGCTTCTTTGGTTTCGACGATTCTACTGGCAAGTTTACATTTATTCCAGATGCAACAGATACTAATGGCGTTATCTCTGGTACTCCAGGTGACGTTTCATTTGGTGAAGGTGAATTTACTGGTGTTACTGCGGGTAATATTAAAGTTGGAGTCACTGGTGATAATGAGATTGATACATCTACCGGTAATCTAACAATTGATTCTGCTGGTGGTACTACAACAATCGATGACAATTTAAGCGTCACTGGTACACTGTCATTAAGCACGGATCTTGCTGTTGCAGATGGTGGTACTGGAATGTCCTCATTCACAAGTAACGGTGTATTTGTTGCAAACAGCGGTGGTACAGCGCTTGCGTTTATTACTGGTACCGAGGGTGACTTGTTACAATTTAACTCATCTGGTGCGCCTGTCGCATCTGCCACTATTGACGGTGGTACTTACTAAGTACGATTAACACTCCTTGCATTGGTATACATATATCGATGCAAGGAAGAAATTTATAATATATTATTACTCTATATAGAGTTTGAACATAGGAGAAGCCAAAATTGGCCACACAATTAGTTAAACTAAGACGTTCTGCAACGCAAGGCGCAGTTCCCACTACCGGCCAATTAGAGCTTGGTGAGTTAGCACTTAATACATACGACGGTACCGTCTACATGAAGAAAAGTGTAGGTGGAACTGAAAGTATTGTTCAGGTTGGTCTTGATCTTACAACAAATTCTACAACTACTACTAGCACATCCGAGGTTGTGATTGCTAGCTTTTCCACATCAGTATTTCGTACTAATAAGCATGTAATCCAAGTTACTGATACTGTATCAAACGAATATCACTCAGTTGAGATGCTAGTCGTCCATGACGGAAGTGATGCATATAGAACTGAATATGGTGAACTTCACACCGGTACTTCTGCCCTTGCTACATTCGATGTAGATATTAGTGGCGGTAACGTAAGGCTTCTGGCCACACCAGCAAGTACTAACTCAACTACATTCAAAGTAGTTACTCAAAACACTAAAATTTAATTAAAATAAAGATGTACATTTCCTACTTTTTGTGGTATAATATATAATATATTAACTATAGGAATTAGAATTATGTACGTACCTTCTTGGCAAGCATGGTTTGGTCATATACCAAGCGATGAGATTGATAGCATTGTTAAAATGTGTGATGAGTTTCCCCTTATAGATGCACAAATGGGCAATGATGTTGAAAACATTAATAGAGAATGGAGACGTTCAAAAACTGCATTCATCCCACCTTATACTGAATCCACTCATCTCCTTACTGCAGGAATTGCTTCTAAAGCACACGAAGCCAATCGTAACGCGTGGGGATTTAACTTAGGTCAACATGTTTACGATATACAATACACCAAATATTTTGGAGAAGATGAGGGATTTTACAATTGGCATATTGATACCTTCTTTGCCGACAATACTAGAGCATATGACAGAAAGTTATCTCTTATTATACAACTATCCGATTCAGATGAATACGAAGGTGGCGACTTTAAACTTGACGCGCAATGTGAGGCTCCAGATCCTATAGAACTCAGAAAAAAAGGTACGGTATTTGTGTTCCCATCATACATTAATCATATGGTAGAGCCAGTTACGTCAGGGGAAAGAAAATCAATAGTAAGTTGGATTGAAGGTCCGAGGTTTGTATAATGAAAAAATATGTAATTAATTTAAAAGATAGAGAAGACCGTTTATTTAATTTTCGAAATAAGAACTTTAAATCAATTCAACGTGATTTCGAAGTGTGTTTAGCACAAAAAGGTCAAGATGTAGAATGGTGGCAACTGAAGCAAAGTGGGATGTCTACCCAGCGTGACTGGATTGACCCGCATAAAGACCGTAAGTTGAGCAAAGGTGAAATTGGTTGTTTCTTAAGCCATACTAATGTCTGGCAACAAATTATTGATTCAGGCGAACCTGGTATGGTATTTGAAGATGATGCAGAAATAAATCATGACCTATGGGATGAGGATTACTATAAAAGTTTATTCCAAGAATATCCTACCTTAGATTTTTTGTATTTGCAACATAATGAAAATAATACTCTCTTGGCAGAGGTTGTTAACGATAAATTAGTCAAGCCATTTTACCCATATAATATGACTGCTTATATTATTACTCCATACGCGGCTAAGAAAATGTTTAATGCTGGAATCATGCATAAGATAAAGCCTATCGATGAAACTCTTCCAGAAATGATTATGAAGGAAGTGATTGAACCACTTGCTCTGAGAGAAGACCATGTATCACAGGCGAGCCGTGAAAAGTTATCATCTGATATTGAAGTAGAAGAGGGTAACGGAGAAGATATCTTCGCTGATTTTACTGCTCATGTAATTACTGTTGGTACAGACCCAAAGAGAATGACAAAGTTATTAGATAGTGCCCAACATTATGCGTATGGTAATATCGTCAATTTAGGTAAAAATGTTGATTGGCATGACCCTATGTCAGGACGCGGTGGCGGTAAAAAGTTAAAATTACTAAAAGATTATTTAAGTCGACTTGACCCATATGACATAGTGTTATTTACTGATTCTTACGACGTGTTCTTCGGAGATAATTTAGATGTTGTATTTGATAAGTACTTAGGATTTAATACAAGGGTCTTGTTCTCAGCGGAGAGAGTATGTTGGCCTAATCCATATCTTGCCGACAAGTTTCCGGAAGTGGATACTCCATACAGATATTTAAATAGTGGAACATTTATTGGAGAAGTACAAGAAATCCAAGAGATGCTTGTAAACTTTGATGAGGAGATTCATGATGATGACCAAGAGTATATGCAAGAACAGTTTTTATCTGGCGAGTTTAATTGCAAACTTGATGTAGAGTCTTATCTATTTCAATGCAATGAACCAGAAATAACTACATTAGAAAACAACCAATTATATAATCCAATTACTAATTGTTGCCCATCAATATATCATGGCAACGGCGGTGATAGCGCGGCAGAAACTTTGAATATGATATTCAATAAGCATATTCCTCAGACACCAGATTTGTTTTTACCTAAGTATGACCGAGTTCATCATTTAGAAAAAGACATGTTATTAATTGATTTTATGAACTCTTCACAATGCCAAAGACTTATTGACTTGGCGGATAACGATGGTAATTGGGCTCCGCTGCCTGATGATAAGTTTCCCGCATACGAAATTAGAATGAAAGAATTAGGGTTATGGAATGAATTAGTAAATCATTGGGAGAAAAACATATATCCGATTATTCATGACGTATGGAATCCAATTGAAATGTATGGAATGCGCGATGCATTTGTAATGCGATATTCGGTTGATACACAAAAACATTTACCTTTGCATAATGATGCTTCACTAGTTACTGGCTCAGTTAAATTAAATGACAATTATACTGGTGCCGATTTGGTATTCCCACGGCAGAGAATATCTAATGCTGATATACCAATTGGTTCATGTATTTTATTTCCTGGAATGGTAACCCACGGTCATCAGTGTACCGAACTTACCTCAGGCACAAAATATAGTTTAACTATGTGGTCTTCACGATATCCAGGTGACATTATCTAGTCATGTAGCTTCAAAATTCTTATAAATAAAGGTATAAAGTAAATTAAACCATTGATGGAGAGTGAAATCATATGGCAGATAAGAGTTTTGTTGTCAAGAACGGCTTAAAAGTCGGTAACCACAACGTAATCAACAATTCAGGAGAATGGACCGGTTCCCCATCTGGAATTAAGGGTGACACCGGACCTACTGGCCCCCAAGGCAATACTGGCCCACAAGGTTCTACAGGACCTCAAGGTACTAAAGGTGATGTAGGTCCAACCGGAGCGACAGGCCCACAAGGTTCTACAGGACCTCAAGGTACTAAAGGTGATACTGGTACAACAGGTGATACTGGAGCAACTGGAGCGACAGGTCCTACAGGTCCATCCGGATCTAACGGCGCAAAAGGTCAAACTGGCGATACTGGAGCAACTGGGCCCACCGGTGCTAAAGGTGAGGTCGGTGCTGTAGGTGCAAAAGGTGAGGTTGGTAATACTGGCCCTCAAGGTAGCACAGGTCCAACCGGCCCTCAGGGTATTCAAGGTGTAGCAGGTGATACTGGAGCGGCTGGTGCTAAAGGTGATACTGGAGCAACAGGTCCTACTGGTTCTACTGGTCCGACAGGTCCAACTGGCGCAAAAGGTGAAGTTGGAGCGACTGGCCCTCAAGGTAATACCGGACCAACGGGTCCTGGTGGTGCTAAGGGTACAACCGGTGATACTGGAGCAACTGGTCCTACTGGAGCAAAGGGTGACACTGGCTCACAAGGTATTCAAGGTATTCAAGGCGTAGCAGGTCCAACAGGACCAACCGGTGCTAAAGGTCAAACTGGCGATACTGGTGCTAAAGGTGATACCGGTTCAACAGGCCCTCAAGGTAGTACTGGTCCTACTGGTGGAACAGGTCCTACTGGACCAACGGGTTCTACTGGACCAACTGGTGCTAAGGGTTCTACTGGTAGTACAGGTCCAACTGGTGCTAAAGGTATTACTGGTAATACAGGCCTCGGATTCAACATTGCTAAAACATATTCTTCTGTTTCTGCTTTAAACGCAGACACTTCTCCAACTGGTATTGTATCTGGCGAATTCGCTATTATTGATACTGGAAACGTAGAAGATGCGGATAACTCAAAACTATATCTTTGGGATGGTTCATCATATTCATATACGAGTGACTTATCTGGTTCTCAAGGTATTCAAGGTCAAAAAGGTGCAACTGGTTCTACAGGTTCAACAGGATCAACTGGTCCTACAGGTCCATCCGGTTCAAACGGTGCTAAAGGTCAAAAAGGTGAAGTTGGAGCAACAGGTTCTACAGGCTCACAAGGTATTCAAGGCGTAAAAGGTGCAACGGGTTCAACTGGACCTACTGGTCCATCTGGATCTAATGGTGCAAAAGGTGCAACAGGTGCTCAGGGTTCAACCGGACCAACTGGCGGAACAGGTCCTACAGGTCCTGGTGGAGCCAAAGGTCAAAAAGGAGAGGTTGGTTCTACTGGTTCTACTGGCGGTGCAGGTGCAAAAGGTCAAAAGGGCGAGGTTGGTTCAACAGGCTCTCAAGGTGGCACTGGTCCTACAGGTCCAACGGGTCCTGCTGGAGCAAAAGGTGCAACGGGTTCTACCGGTCCAACTGGTGGAACAGGTCCAACAGGCTCACAAGGTCCAACTGGCGGAACAGGTCCTACAGGTCCTGGTGGAGCCAAAGGTCAAAAAGGTCAAGCAGGTTCAAATGGCTCTAACGGTTCAAATGGTGCTAAAGGTCAAAAAGGTGAAGTAGGTTCTACTGGACCTACTGGTCCTGGAGGCTCTAACGGCTCGAACGGTGCTAAAGGTCAAAAAGGTGAAGTAGGTGGTACTGGTGGAACGGGGCCAACTGGTCCTACTGGACCTACAGGTGCTAAGGGTTCAACTGGTGGAACAGGTCCGACAGGTCCTGGTGGAGCCAAAGGTCAAAAAGGTCAAACGGGCGGTACTGGCGGAGCTGGTCCTACTGGACCTACGGGACCAACTGGCCCTGGTGGTGGAACAGGTCCTACTGGAGCTAAGGGCCAGAAAGGTCAGACTGGTGGAACTGGTGGTACAGGACCTACAGGTCCTACGGGTCCAACTGGGGCTAAGGGTTCTACTGGTGGTACTGGTGGCACAGGTCCTGGTGGAGCCAAAGGTCAAAAAGGTCAAAAAGGCCAAACTGGCCCTGGTGGTGGAACGGGTCCTACGGGACCAACGGGTCCTACAGGTCCTGGTGGAGCCAAAGGTCAGAAGGGTCAAACCGGTGGAACTGGTGGCACAGGACCGACTGGCGCTAAGGGTCAAAAAGGTCAAGCAGGTGGTACTGGAGGAACTGGTCCAACTGGTGCTAAAGGCCAGAAAGGACAAGCAGGTGGTACTGGAGGAACTGGTCCAACTGGAGCCAAAGGTCAAAAAGGTCAAGCAGGTTCAAATGGTGGCACTGGACCAACTGGACCAACAGGTCCAACCGGTGGTACTGGTGGAACGGGTCCTACGGGACCGGCTGGACCTAATGGCGGTACGTACCATTATGTAAATTCAGGAAATAATTATACTAAGTATAGAATGTGGGGCACAACTGACCTATATGGAATTGGTATGCATTCTGGACAAGGACACGGTTCGCTATCCGATTACGCGATGACATTCCAGATGGATAATACCAACAACCGTGGATTTGTTTGGAGAGACTCAGCCATGAGTGCTAACCAAGGTGCAATGTCACTAACAACAGATGGACGTGCTAATATTGCATACGGACTAAGACTTGGTTATGGTCAATCAGACACAGCAGCGAATAATTCAACGTATAGGCTTCAAGTATCTGGTCAGATTTATGGTACATCTAACATCACTGCATATTCTGATGAAAGAGCGAAAGAAAATATCGTTGATATCGATAGCGCGCTGGACAAAGTATTAGAAATGCGTGGTGTATACTATAACATGAGAGAAACTCATTCTCAAAATGATGAACATCTGAAACGTAGAGTTGGTGTTATTGCTCAGGAAATGGAGCCTATCCTTCCAGAAGTGGTTACGTATGAACCTGAAGAAGATATATACTCGGTCGATTACGGTAATATTACTGGTATTCTAATCGAAGCCATTAAAGACCAGCAAAAACAAATCAAAGAATTAAAAGATACTATAAGTAATATAGTAGGAGATAAAGACTAATGGCTATTACGTATACATATGAGATTAAATCATTAATTCGAGAAACTAATGATACGATAACAGATGCTGTTACTACAATAATCTATGTTAAAACTGGTACTAACGAGGATGGTATCACTGGCGAATTCCATGGTAATATTGATTTTACCATGGATCAAGTAGATACAGAAGGATTCATCACATTTAATGATTTGACTGAATCCCAAGTTGTAGAATGGATTGGGGCAAATGAGCAGGCAGAGTTTATTGATGATGCGATTGCTTTAGAGATTGTAGAGAAATCCCAACCTAGCACAAAAGTTGAAGTTGGATTCAATGAATTACCATGGTATGTTGCTCCGGAACCCAGTGAACCGGTTGAACCGTAAGGGAGTACTATAATGTCAAAATTATTAGAAACAACCGGTGTAGTACAAGACGAGCAAGCCGAAAAGAATTCGGATGTAGTCCATGATATTAGCAACAATATATCGAGCGATTTAAGCGATGAAGTTTTGGCAGTCGTGAGCATAGAAGCGGAGGAGTTATAATGGCTACTACTTCCGGTAACTCAGGCGCGATAAGTCTTAACAGTATTCACGTTGAAGTTGGCGAAGGCAATCCTACCACGATTGGCAGTATCGGCGATGCGGATATTCGTAACAGGATGGGATACGGCAGTTCCGCGGTGTCATTTTCAAACTTTTATAAAAGTTGGGGTACTACAATGACACACGGATCTTCAACTGTCGCAGCGACTAAATTTAACCCCGCTTCCTCGAATCAGGGTTTTGCCAATCATCAAGTCCTCTTCGGGCCCTCCGCGATGGGAAGTCTTAGTGATGAGTCGATTCACGGTTCCAGCGTAAGTGGCCAGACTCTCTGGGCTGACCAGATTTATTCCTCCAGCATCTACACTCAAAACTATTTCGTGATGCACGACGGATCTTCACCATTAACAGCATCTGCGTCCATCCCTGTAGCTCCGCAAGCAACAGATCCCTTTAGAGGTACGAATGCTCTGAGACTATGTTGGAACGATTCGGCAAGACTAATATTGGGAAGCCCTGCTCCGACGGCGCAGTACGTATATTGGCAGAATCTCACTTTACCTTCTTCCGGGTCTTATGATTTTGCAATCAAGTGGTCTTAGGAGAATAAATTATGGCAGTTCAAAGAAACATATTTTTTAGACATGTTGATATATATGATAGGCAGTTAGAAATATCTCATGCACTTTCTGGGCAACCAGAGTGCTATATTCGTAGAACATCTTATGATGATATTTGGTATCATAATGGTCTTCCTACAGATAGAGACCATCCTACACTATCTTACGTGTATAGCAATCATAATTATACTAACTTCTTTATTAATGGTATTATGAGGTTTGAATGGAGCTGGACTTCAGAAGAAAACTACACAGAAGCACAACTAGATTCGTATATTAGTTTAGTTGATAATTCGCATACTACTTTTTCAAAAGACTTACCAAATAAAACATTGACTGCTACTGTCAACGTCGGAGACGTACAATATAGTGACTGGAGTGAACGCCTATTCAATTGGAATTTAAAATCACCAGTGTTTAAAATGACAATGGTTAGCGAAGATACTGAATACATATGTATTACTCCGTTAAGTGACCCAATGGCGTATTCTCATAGACTTAAAACAGTTCAACCGGGTGAATCAGTATTTACTGAAAAGCTTGGTACTGAATGTTATGTGTTATTTACATCTGAATTATCTAAGGGTGAGCTAACGCTTAATGGATTGCAGTTATATAAATTGTCGAGTGGCAATATAACATTAACAAATAACGGCGCGACTGCCGTGAAGATTATTAAAGTTTACAAATAGGAAAATTATACAATGTGGGATATTAAAAAAATATTTAAAACAACTAAGTATCTGATGTCTACTGATGCCTCTGGGTTTGGTGATTATGAGAACGCTGATATGAATGGACAACATCGTCTTGACCATATCGTCAATATGTACCGTGAGATGAATATTCCATTTGGTCCTATGATGGCTTTGGCTAATAATAAAACACGGGCTGGTAGAGATATTCTATGGGCTCGGGGTAAATTTAGCGTTGAGTATATGGATAGTGTGGTTGTACCTACCTTGATGGATTTTGATTACTTAAAATCACTGGCGCCAAACACTGTAGGTGCACATTATTATAATCTCATTAAGGGATGGGGTATTGAGGATCTTTACAATCAAAGATTTAAACATGAAGAGAATATTGATGATACGCTTGCGAGTGATGTAAGAGTTAACTTGTCAAGGCATCTTTTATTAAGCCATGACCTTTGGCATGTGTTGTTTAGATACGATACCGCAACTATGGGTGAAGCAATGATTCAAGAAGTCACTGCGCATCTATCAAAATTTAAACCACCTAAGCTCGTATCATTCTTTGGCACATGGAAGATGGCTAGAAAGCTAAAGTCTAAACTTCCATGGAAGGTAAGAAAAGAATGCATACAGTTATCTAAGGCTACGGATAGAGGATTGTTTTTCCAAGACCAACTTTCACTGTTAGAAAGAGACATTGAAGAAGTGAGAAAAGAATACAACATTGGAGTTCCAGTTGCATATAAGAGATTTGTTGTAGAGTTTGGCAAAGAAGGCGAGTCTCGATTGGACACATTCCATCCCCAATACCAAGATGTGCCTTGGTTAGAAGCCGTGGAAATATGATAGTTGTAGCAATACCAAGATCTGGTGCTACACGAATCTGTATGGATCTCGCGGAGAGACATAATATTAAGTTTCTAGGAGAGATGTCTCCCAGAAATATGAATGACAAATTACGGCTTAGAAAGGACCTTACACACGAAACACGGTTTGAGATAAAGGTAACTCCTGAAGAATATTGTAAATCTATTGAACGTGACCTAAATTATATTAGTCTATGTAATTATCCTGGTTCGAATCTTCTCACCGCAGACGCTGATTATGTCGTAATGAGAAAAAACCTAAAAGATTGTTTATATAGTTGGTTAAATTATGTTATAAAGGGCGGAAGGTTAAATGGTAATGATGGTGTTGCAAAGATTGAAGCTTTTTTTATGTTAAAAATGTTGCTTGATACTGCATACGGTGTCATAACTTATTGCTTACATAATGATAAAGAAATTATATGGTACGAGGATTATTTTCCAAATATGAATACGCGATATAATCTGATACCCGATAACTGGCATAAAAAACTAGATGCGGTGTGTGATGAATATGATTTCGTTTTTAATGCACATAATGAATTAGTTAAAAGATATAGTGTATAAATAGATACAGTAGAGAAATAAAGGAATCATATAGTATGAGTAGTGGTGGATGGGTAAGTGAAGCCAAGTCCGGATATGTCGGATTCGATATGTGGATTGGCGGTCACATGGATGTTATTAGGTATGAAAGAAGAATTAGTACAGAAATTGGTCAGACTTGCTTAAAGGTTTTAGAGGAAAACTGGCCAGGTTTAGAAGATTGGAATGGAAATCCAGATAATTATGTTGGTCATATTATTCCATACCGCGCTCCTTATGCAAATGAGGGTGTTAGTTGGTATAAGTTTGATCTTCCAAATGATGCTATATGCAAGGAGTTTGGTTGGACACGACCTATGATGCGAGCGGCTTGGGGCGGTGCGACTCTACTTCAATCTGGAGGAATTGGTTGGTACGGTTTAAAATTTGATTTAGTTACTAAAGATTATTGCATGAAAGTACCAATGGCGTACAATGAATTCACGCAAAAATTAGTAAAAGAAGACCGACACGCGCCAAACTGGTATAAGTATGGCAACATGTATTTTGGACAAACATATTACCGTGATGGTACAGTTGATCCACGAATTGATTATTATTATGAGACTACGTATAAAAATATGGCTAGGCACTTTGAAAAGATTGGTCTCGAAATACCAATAACTGGTAATAGAGAAAACCAAAAGCTTTGGGGAGCCGTATATAATAGAGAAACCGAAAAGTGGGAGGTTGCTAAAGCATATGAAAAAGTATTCTCAAAACAAAACTAACGGTCTTGAAGGACTAGGCGTCGATGAGATTGACCGTGAATTTTGGAAAAAAATTAAAGAAGAAAACATGATTGCTCAGCGATCAAGAAACATAGTAGAGCAAAAACGAGGAATTAAAGATGGCAAAGCCAAATTCTAAAAGCACATTTATTGATTACTGTCTTAGAGCATTAGGGGCTCCGGTAATTGAAATTAATGTGGACGAAGACCAACTTGATGACCGTGTTGAGGAAGCTCTCCAATTTTATCAAGAGTACCACTCTGATGCTTTGGAAAAAGTATTCCTTAAGCATCAAGTTACAGCGGATGATATTACTAATGGGTATATTCCTATTACCGATATGATTTCTAATGTGATCCGGGTATTCCCATTCAGCGATACGCTTGGTGGTGGAATGTTTGATGCACAATATCAATTAAGAGCAAACGATGTTTTTGCACTTAACTATAGTGGTTCTATTGCAGAATATGTGATGAGCCAACAACATCTTTCATTGATGGACCTAATGCTTGACAATGGCTCAAAACATATCGAGTTTAATAAACATAAAAACCAGTTACGAATCGATATGGATTGGGACAAAGAAGTTGTGGTTGATGATTACATTATTGTTGAGTGTTATAGAGTAGTTGACCAAGAAACATATACAGATATATGGAATGACTACTACCTTAAGCAATATGCAACCCAACTTATCAAACGTCAGTGGGGAGCCAATCTTTCTAAGTTTGAAGGTATGGTAATGCCAGGCGGCGTAACCTTTAATGGTCGTCAATTATTCGAAGATGCAAATGAACAAATTCAAAAATTAGAAGAAGAAGTTCGATTAAACTGGGAAATGCCGGTTGACTTCTATACGGGATAACATATGTCTAGAAATGTTTATTTTTCACAGGCAGTAAAATCAGAGCAGCATCTGTACGAAGATCTTGTTATTGAAAGCCTCAAGATTTACGGACAAGAGGTTTATTATATTCCTCGTAATATTGTCAATAGAGACACTATTATGAATGAGGATATTGCGTCAAACTTCGAAGATGCTTATATGATTGAAGCCTATATTGAGAACCCTGATGGATTTGAGGGTACGGGTGACTTGTACTCGAAATTCGGGTTAGAGATAAGAGACGAGGCTAACTTTATCCTTGCGCGTAAAACGTGGGATAGACTTGTTGGACTTTGGAATAACGATATTACCGTAACATCACCTCAAGAAGGTGACTTAATTTACTTACCCCTTTCCAATTCAATGTTTGAAATAAACATGGTTGAACATGAACAACCGTTCTATCAATTGTCACAACTTCCTGTTTACAAATTACAGTGTAGCTTGTTTGAATACAATGATGAGAATTTTGAAACTGGCGTTGAAGTTATTGATAGACTAGAACAACAAAATGCATATCAAGTTTCACTTGACGTTGATATTACTAACGCTCAACACTTTGTTGTCGGCGAAACCGTTACACAGTTATTAGCAGCGGCGGTTGGAGACACACCAGCGATTAGTGTATATGGTACGGTACAAAATATAGATAGAACATCTGATACCAGGGCAACGATATCGGTGTCTAATATTGGCGCATTAAATTCTGATATCGCTAGAGGCTTTGTAGTTACTAATAATGCATTGGTTGGTTCCGAGAACGGATATACTGGAACTATCATAAATATTTATGATGTAGGCGATAATGATACTAATAACGTATTCCCATCTGATTCTAATGCTCAGAATGTGTCAATAGAATTTGAGGCAGATTCAATATTAGATTTCTCAGAGAATAATCCATTCGGCGACCCATCGGAGAATTACTAATGTTTGGATCACACTTTTATCACGCAACAATGCGAAAATCAGTCGCCGTCTTTGGTACACTGTTTAATAATATATCTGTTATTAGAAAAGATGGTAACGGAAATATATTAAACCAAATTAAAGTACCTCTCGCGTATGGTCCTAAGCAAAAATTCCTTGCAAGAATCGAAAATCCGACGAATCAAAATGCATCAATGGCGATTAAATTACCTCGTATGTCATTTGAGATTACAGGTATTACGCTTGATGCTGCTTCTAAACTTCCTAAAAGAAGTGCGATTAGCGAGCCGGGCACTTCCACGAGTAAAAGAAATGTCATTAAAAATATGGTATCATACGATATTGGTATGCAACTTAATATCATGGCCAAAAACCAAGATGATGGCCTACAGATTCTAGAACAAATATTGCCGTATTTTCAACCAGAGTATAATGTAACAATCAGACCAGTCGATGGATTTGATTTTAAACAAGATGTTCCAGTTGTTTTAAACTCTGCAGCAATTGCAGATGAATACGAGGGCGACTTTATTTCGCGTAGGGTATTGGTATACACGTTAGACTTCACTATGAAAATGAAATTCTATGGTCCAACGAATCAAGAAAACGTAATCCGTGAGGTTGACGTTACCTTAAATGATGCCGAAGAACAAGAATTGTTTTATGAAAATGTTACCACAGTACCTGAGCCGGTTAACACCGCTCCTGTTACAACCGAAGATTTTGGAATAACCACTACCATAGACCCATTGTTTGTTCCTGATAGTATGACTATCAACAGTGATCCAACCTCAGGAACATTTACAGTTGGTGAAAAAATATTAGGTACTGATTCGGCATCAGAAGCAACTATTACTGATATCACCGGAAATGTAATTACTATCTCAGATTCGGATGGTTATTTCCACCAAGATGAGAATATTACTGGTCAATCTAGCGGAGCCGTTGCAATTGCTACTGTAATTAATACAGGATAATATAATGAAAAAAGATAACATCTCTAGCAAATTAGAAAAACATTTGCCGGCAGAATATAAGACTCCGCCTGCCCCTATTGTTAAACCCAATGACGTACAAGACGACTACGAATTTTCTCGTAATACGTTGAAAGATTTAATAAGCACCGGAATGAGTTCATTAGATGCTTTAGCCGAACTAGCTAGGGAATCTGAGCATCCACGTGCATTTGAAGTACTGTCTAGGTCAATTAAAGATATTGGTGATGTTACTGATAAGTTAATGAGCCTTCAAAAGGCAACTAAAGATCTAGCAACTGAAAAAGAAGCTCAACAGGGCGGCGTTACTAATAATAATCTCTTTGTAGGTAGTACTACTGACCTACAACGAATGTTAATTGATAGCCAAAAGAAAATTATTAATGCAGACGATTAAAAATAATGAATTTGGCTATCTTGGAAATCCACGGATTAAGCGTGACGGCGTAGAAGACCAGTTCAGTAAAGTCGAAGTCCAGGAATACATCAGATGTATGAAGGATCCTGCATACTTTGCGAGGGAATATTGTAAGATTATTTCACTTGACGAAGGTTTGGTACCATTCAATCTTTATGATTACCAAGAGAAAATGTTCAATCACTTTAATGATAATAGATTCTCTATTGTATTGGCATGTCGGCAATCAGGTAAGTCAATCTCATCTGTAGTATATTTGTTATGGTTTGCACTGTTTCATCCTGAAAAGAATATCGCAATCTTAGCAAACAAAGGCGCAACAGCCAGGGAGATGCTTGCACGTATTACACTTGCACTCGAAAACCTACCATTCTTTTTACAACCTGGATGTAAAGCGGTAAACAAAGGTTCTATTGAGTTCTCTAACAACTCTAAGATTATTGCGGCAGCAACATCAGGTTCATCTATTCGTGGCTTATCTATTAATCTATTGTTTCTAGATGAGTTTGCATTTGTTGAGAATGATGCGACGTTCTATACATCTACATATCCAGTTGTATCATCTGGTAAAGATACTAAAATTATTATTACTTCTACCGCAAATGGTATTGGCAACGTATTCCATAAATTGTGGGAAGGCTCAGTTCAAGGCACAAATGAGTTTAAGTCTTTTCGTGTAGATTGGTGGGATGTTCCAGGCCGTGACGAAGAGTGGAAGCGACAAACTGTTGCCAATACATCTCAATTACAGTTTGACCAAGAGTTTGGTAATACTTTTACTGGGCGAGGTAATACACTTATTAGTGCAGAGTGCCTTCTGAGACAAAAAGCAAAAGACCCTGTATACACACAAGAAAACGTATACGTATACGAGAAGCCAATTGAAAGCCATACGTATTTAATGATGGTCGATGTTGCAAAAGGTAGAGGGCAGGATTATAGTACATTCACTATTATCGACGTATCAACTGAACCCTTTAAACAGGTTGCGGTATTTAGAGATAACAATATCTCACCATTGCTTTTGCCTGATATTTGTTACAAATATGCCAACGCTTATAACGAGGCATATATAATAGTAGAATCAAATGACCAAGGAGCAATTGTTTGTAATGGTTTATACTACGATTTAGAATATGAACATATGTTTGTAGAATCTCAAGTAAAGGCCAATTCTATTGGTGCTACAATGACTCGTAGGGTAAAACGTATTGGTTGTTCTAATATTAAGGATCTCGTTGAACAAAATAAATTAGAAATTGTAGATGCAAATAGTCTTATCGAGATGGGAACATTTGTGGCCAAGGGTAACTCATATCAAGCGTCTGGTAGTAATCACGATGATTTAATGATGAATCTGGTTATGTTCGGATGGTTTATTAGTACTGATATCTTTAATGGTATTACTGATATCAATATGAAGAACCTATTGTATCGTGAACAGTTACAAGCGATACAAGATGATATGTTACCGTTTGGAATTATATCATCTGATGCATATGACGAAGATGATATGGAAAGAATTGGCGGAATGTTGTGGAAATCATTTCCGTAAACAATGCAGCGAAACATATAAATATATGAGTTCATAGAAACCACAATGTTATAAATAATAGTATTGAAAGAATTAAACCGTATTATGTTAAACACACACTTATTAACCTATTGAAGAGGACACGACAATGGCATTTCAAGTCTCACCAGGCGTTGAAGTCAAAGAAATTGACGCCACCAACGTTGTTCCTGCAGTATCCACCAGTATTGGTGGCTTTGTGGGAGCATTCACATCGGGTCCAGTAAACCAAGTAGTAACCGTCGGGTCTGAAAAGGACCTTGCAGAAGTATTTGGTAAACCGGACGACGATACAGCAAAATATTTTTTAACCGCAGCTTCATTTCTTGCATATGGCAATGCACTGAAAGTAGTTCGTGTAGTTGGCTCTGGAGCCGATAACGCAACTGCTTCCGGTACTCCTGCCGATATCCCGAATGAAGACGACTATGCACCAGTAGCTAGTTCGGTCTGGATTGCACGAAAGCAAGGAGCCTCTGGCAACTCGCTTAAAGTGGAAATCGCAGGACCAACTGGATTTGCTACTATGACTGCAGCCGGCAGCTTCGACGCTGCCCCAGGTACTTCTGAGTACGCAACAAATCTCGGCAAACCATCCGCAGGTGATGAAATTCACGTAGCGGTAATTGACGAAGATGGCGCAATCTCTGGTACTCCAGGAACAGTTCTAGAAACTCACGCATTCTTGTCTCAAGCAAGCGACGCTAAAAAAACTGATGGAAGTTCAAACTTCTATAAAAACGTAATTAACACAAAATCACAATACATCTATTGGGGATCACACGCAGCGGAATTGACCGATGGCGGTGATGCACTCGCAGTAACGAGTACGTACACAGACCCAGGTCTTGTTTCAAGCTCGCTTTCAGGCGGTACTACAGATAATGCTGTAGGTACTTCTGAACTCCAAGCTGGTTACGACCTTCTTGAAGATGCAGATACCATCGATGTTAACCTTCTGTTCGGATACCCAGATGCTGACGGCTCAGACGTTATGGCCAAGTATTTGATTGCTATCGCAGAAGCACGTAAAGATTGTGTTGCCTTTGTTTCTCCTCCGATTGAGGATAGTGTAAATGGTGGAGTATCTGCCATTGCTAACATTAAAGGTTGGGCTGACGGCCTACCTTCAAGCTCATACGGTGTAACCGATTCTTCCGCAGTATATGTGTACGATAAGTACAATGACGTATATCGCTGGATCGGTGCTGCTGGTCATACCGCTGGCCTTTGTGCCAACACTGACCGAGTGGCTGATGCATGGTTCTCACCTGCAGGCATGACTCGTGGCCAACTTCGTAACGTTGTTAAGCTCGCAGTTAATCCTAAGAAAGCAGATAGAGACACTCTGTATAAAGCACGTATCAATCCTTTGGTTGCATTCCCTGGCGAAGGTATCCAAATGTTTGGTGATAAGACTTTACAAGCTAAGCCTTCTGCCTTTGACAGAATCAATGTTCGTAGATTGTTCATTGTACTGGAAAAAGCAATTGCTACAGCGGCAAAAGCATCGCTCTTTGAATTCAACGATGAGTTCACTAGAGCACAATTTAGAAATATGGTTGAACCCTTCCTACGTGATGTAAAAGGTCGTAGAGGTTTAACTGACTTCTTAGTTGTTTGTGACGAAACGAACAACACTGGACAAGTTATTGATTCAAACAGTTTTGTATGCGACATGTATATCAAGCCTGCTAGGTCAATCAACTTTATTACTTTAAACTTTATAGCAACGAGAACTGGTGTTGAGTTCTCTGAAATTGCTGGATCATAGGGAGGATTAGACAATGGCTATTTTAGGCGTAGATGACTTTAAGTCAAAATTAACCGGCGGCGGTGCTCGGGCCAACATGTTCAAAGTGACATGTAACTTTCCGGGTTATGCTCAAGGTGATGTAGAGTTCACATCCTTCATGTGTAAAGGCGCTCAGATGCCAGCATCGATTGTTGCACCAATTATGATTCCATTCCGTGGAAGACAGTTGCAAATCGCTGGTGACAGAACGTTTGAACCAATGAATCTTACTATCATTAATGACGTAGATTTTAAAGTTCGTAACGCATTTGAGAGATGGATGAACGGTATTAACGAACATGTTAATAACACTGGACTCTCTAACCCAACTGACTATCAAGCCGATATTATTATCGAGCAGTTGAATAAAGCCGGTGAAGTAACCAAGACATATGATGTCCGTGGTTGTTTCCCGACTAACTTGAGCGCGATTGATGTTAGTTATGATTCTGAAAATACTATCGAAGAGTTCACTGTTGAACTCCAAGTACAGTACTGGGAATCAGGAACAACTTCTTAAAAGCGTATAAATAAAACTAAAGGGAGAGGGATATTTCCTCTCCCGATAGTTACTATATAGGATAGAAGGTAAAATGGCAGAATTTTTTGGATTCTCAATAAAAAGAAAGAGCGAAGAAGAACCAGTTTCTTTTGTTGCGGACACTGAAAGCGATGGCGCTGGCGTAATTACGACCGGTGGGCATTTCGGTGCGTACGTAGATTTAGACGGTGATAATGCTAAGAACGAGGCTGAACTTATTGTTAAGTATCGTGATATTGCATCACAACCTGAGTGCGATGCGGCAATCTCTGATATTGTTAATGAAGCTATTGTGGGTGACCACGATTCAGCTCCTGTTAATATTATACTAGACAAATTAGATGTCTCGGATGCTATTAAACAGGCAGTAAGAGAAGAATTTGATTCTGTATTGTCATTGATGAATTTCAGTAATACTGGACATGACCTTTTTAGAAAGTGGTATATCGACGGAAGATTACCATATCACATTATCATCGATAATAAGAATCCTAAAAGGGGTATTAAATAATTACGTTATATCGACCCAATTAGGCTTCGTAAAGTCAAAGAAGTAGAAGAAGAAAAAGATCCTAAAACCGGGGCAAAATTAGTTAAGTCCTCAACAGAATATTTCGTGTATCAGACTCAGTATGGTGGAAGCCAACCTGCACTTAAGATTCATAAAGATTCTGTTGCGTATTCAACATCCGGAATGCTTGACCCTTCTCGTAAGCGCATATTGTCACATATGCAGAAGGCAATTAAGCCTGTTAACCAACTTCGCATGATGGAAGATTCATTAGTAATTTATAGAATCTCTCGTGCGCCTGAACGTCGAATTTTTTATATCGATGTTGGTAACTTGCCGAAAGGTAAAGCAGAAGAATACCTACGTGGTATTATGAGCCAGTATAGAAACAAATTGGTATACGATGCCAGTACTGGTGATATTAAAGACGATCGTAAACATATGTCGATGCTTGAAGATTTCTTCCTTCCTCGTAGAGAGGGCGGTAGAGGTACAGAGATTACTACTCTTCCTGGCGGTGAAAACCTAGGGCAGATTGATGATATTCTGTATTTTCAAAAGAAACTATATAGAGCATTGAATGTTCCATTGAATCGTTTAGAACAAGAAGCATCATTTACGCTAGGTAGATCCACCGAGATCTCGCGTGATGAAGTTAA